GAAAAATAATTATTTACGACGTTTCATAGCTTCTTGTCGTTCATAAAGGATTTTTGATAAGAAGCTTAAATTAAGTCTCCTTAAAGTAATTGGCATATTATAAATTTCAGTATGCGAAAATCTACCTTCACTCATATACACAAAGTCAAATATTTCTTTATGTAAATGAATTTTATAATCTTCAGTTATTCCAAAAATACTTTCGTCTATTGGCAATTGAATTAATGTATCACCCTTCGTAGTCTGGATACAATAAATCCAATCCGACTTTGAAATTACCTTGAAACATGGCTCCTGTTTGAGGATCCTCCGCGTCCACTTTTAAATCAATATCAGGTTGAATTTGTTGAATATATTCCCTTAAAGCTCTGGAATCCATGGCTAACATATTTTGTACAAATTTATTAATCGTAGCTGAATCAGATTTTCCTTGCACGCTTAATATCATAAATCTCAATCTAGTAGTTAAATTTTGAGCTGCTTTGTTGATTCCGTGCTTTTCTAATGATTTTAAATCTGCGTTAATTTTCTTTTGGTCGCCAACTGTTAACAATTTAAATTCAATTTCATATCCTGACTTAGGCAATGTAAATTTGAATCTATTCTCTCCTTTAGTTATTAAAGACTCATCAATTTCTTTATGTGGTACTTGAGTCAAGTCTACTGTTATTGGTATTTGTCGCCCATCTGTAGTGACAATTGATGTTTTATATTCAGGACCATACCCATACATCCTTGCTGCTAATAGTACTGCATTTTTATCACCAATTAATAAGTCATTATAATTAACTCCAGGAGTGACTATGATAGACTCACATATTTTATCAATTACCAATCCATTTGCTATATAAGATTGTGTTGAAAGTATATCTTCCTCTTTAGCTGTCATATACTTGACTTCTATTTCCCCTTTGGATAATGAACTATTTTCTGGATATAATAATCCTTTGGATGGCAATTTAACTATCTCTGTTGGGTAATCAAATTTTGGAGCTTGAGGTGGTTGTGGTTGTGATATTGTTGTTGCAATAGTATCAACTGTTCCTAATTTGTTCATATAACTGTTTCCTATTTAAATATAAATATGCTCTATGATCATTTTTTACATAAAAAGGCGTTGAAAAATCCAACGCCTCTTAATTTTTATCAATTAATTAGTTAACTACTTTAAAGTCTTTTCACGTTCTAAATGCCTGTCGTTGTCTTTTAAATATCCATATAATGTTGTTATAAATCCAATTACTACAACTACTGAATCCCATACTTGATCTAAAGATTCTTGTAAAAAATCAATTATTGGTAATACTCCATTTAATCCAATTAATGCTACAATTGTACCTAATGCCGTAAGTATGTGCCTAATTAATGATTTAGTGTTCTGTGTCATTTTAAATCCTTGTTTATTATTTCAAATTATCCTAGAACTGCATAATCATATTTGATTGTCAATTCTATTGTCTTCGCTTCATCAGTACTCCAATCCATATCACCCCAATTTGATGCTCCAATGAACGCTCCATAAACTGTCCATGTCTCAACTGGTGACCCTTTTGGATCTAAAGCCTCTAATGTTATATCCTTTTTGTACTCCCCAAAAGCAAATCCATCAACTCCTGATTCACTATTATGGTGCAACTTAATCCAGTTATGTACTTCTGCAGCTGCTGAAGGCGCTACTGGGTCGTATAAGGTAACTGTAATATCTTGCCAACGTGATTTACCTTTCACTTTGAAATCAGTGTTGATATAATCAATTACAATTTCACCATTATCAATTACAGGCATACCGCTAGCTTTACAAGTGTATGCAGTGATACCATCAATTGTTAATGTATACCTAAACGCTACTTTTGGCTCAAATGGTGTAAATATCATTTTTTAATTCCTAATTTTAATCTCTTTTTCATCAATAAATATAGTCATTTACCTATTTTTACCCAGCGTTTTCGTCATCAATTGGGAACTTCGCACCTGTTGGTAGGATAAAGAAGTCTACAATAATAAATTCCGCAGTCTTCGCTGGTTTCAGATAAATTGATGCCCTCATCTCATTTCTATCAATCACGTCCGGCGTGTTATTTCTCTCATCAATAATGATTCTGAAATCATAAATACCTTGCTTTCTTCTTGCATTTTCAAACCATGGTCTAGTAATATTGATGAAACGTAATCTAGTTTCTCTAGTGTTTTGTTCGAACACTAAATACTTAGCAGTTTCCGCAATATGTCTCTTGGCTGCAATTAACAATCTTCTTACATTAATACGGTCAAGTGCTGAACGCTTTTTCTGTAATGTCTTTTGTCCCCAAACTACTAATCCATGCCTTGGGAAAGTTGCAATAGGGTTGATGTTTTTGATATATAAGTTATCACGGTCATTTTGAGTCATTAATCTCTCTGCCATAATAGCTTGATCTAATCCACCTCTATTTAATCCTGCAGGAGCATACCATTTTTCAGCAACTAAATCGTTGAAAGAATATACACTAGGCACGATTGCTGATGGTGGTACCCATCTTCCTCCACCTAGGTCGGCATCTGCAATTTGAACCCATGGGTAGTAATAACCAGCATAATTAGTGTTTCTACCTTCGGCAGCTGCTCTTGCTTGGCCTACTGTAGATCCTTTGTATGTTGGATCAATTATATAAAATGCATCTCCTCTATCTTCAACCATATTGATTGCTCTAGTAATTACACGTGCGTGATTTGTTAAATTATCAATCAATCCAGGTGTTAATAATAAATCAAAATCATATTGATCTTTATTAGCTAAAATGTCAATGGCATCTTCATATGCAGTTTTACCCTGGTCATCATTTGCTAAATTAAATCCTTGAGTGTTAAAATTCCAAATATTTTGGTACATCGCTTTTGGATGTTGAACATTACCATCACTTCCGAATCCAAATGTTCCTGATAATGGAATATCTTCTTCTGTGAATACTGAAGCTGATATTGATCCTGAGAATCCTCCAGGTAATGAACCTGTTAATGATTGATCTCTAATTACACCTTCATTAGTTAAATATTTCAAAGTGTTATTGAATACTTCAACTCTAACAAATCTAGATCTGTTAGGATAAGATCCTGTTAATTCTAAGTATGGCTCTCCTCCACTATCATATCTAATTTGATATGTTTGATCTCCAATCACTTTTGCAATATAGTTACTAGTGTTAGGATCAAGTGATATTCCTACATATTGTTCCATTATCACTTTTCTAATATCACTATCATCACCACGTCTAATATATAAATCGAAAGTACCTCTGTCAGTATCAACATTCGCAACTTCCCATCTCATATTATATCTAGAGCCTGAATATAATTGGTTACCGTCAAACTCATCTGCTGAGTCTCCTGAACCTGATATTGCTGCTGATTCACGGCCACTATTAGTTAACTCTCCATCTGATAATGCAATTAATTTGAATGACATATCAGAATCAGTATATGATGGTGTTCCTAAATCTTCTAGAACTCTACTATTTCTACTAATCACATTTGAATATGCAGGTTGGTAAAGTCCGGCAAGAATTCTAACTACTGTACAAACTTCTCCCCAACGCAAATATTCTTGTACTGCATATGTTGTAAGATATTTGTATTCTGCTTCCACTGCGCCAGACCCACTAGAGAATACATCTCCGAACCATCTTAAATATTCTGAATAAGTAGATACAGCTATTGGTACTAATGCTGGTCCTCTTACAGTTGGTCCGATAACTGCTGCACCTACTGCTGGAATGTCTAGTGGTAAGAAAGAAAGGTCAAATTCTCTCGTATAAACACCTGCGCTAAGATAAGTATTTTTAGGCATTTATTTTTCCTTATTATTTTTA